TGTCTGGATATAAATAGATATTTGCTGTGACTGGAGTTTCTACAATGTTGGCAGAAACCACAGTCAAAAGATCTGTAATCACTTTCACATCATCCGCCTGCATTTTTGTATCTACTACACCAATCAAATTTGTTGAGGCTGTTCCGTCTCCTGCTGTTCCTAAAGCTGCTGTCCTAATTCTTGCGCTGTAAGCCTCGTCAGTTTCAATGGATGGACTATCAAGCCTAGTGATTGAATATATTGCTCCAAGAGTGTCCAGAGCTGTTCCTGTGGCTGTTCTGATTTGTGTTCCTTCATTGGAAAGGATTGCCACCTGTACTTGGCCTGAAGCTGGGCTTGTCACCAAACTATCTTGAACCCTAGTATCAGCGGTTAAAGCTTGATATCTATACCAAGAGCCACCGCCTCCAGTGGAAGATCCTTTTATTTTTTCAACAACTCTTGTTCTTAGGGCTGTATCTGTTTCGCTTGAAGTTCTTGCAACATTGTAGAAATCCGCCAAATTATCTAAATCGGTTCCAGTAGCTAGGCCGAGCAAAGTAGCCTTAAAAGCATCATTGATCCTTTGCCTTAAAAGAACTTCTCTGTATGCTGCAACTTCTAAAATTTTTATTGCAGGATCTGAATATAAAAGAGCATCATATCCTGTATCTCTTGCCTTAAAATCTGCAACTAAAGCAGCAAAAATTTGATCATAATTTAGAGCTTCTACAATCTGGGGATCTGGAAGATCTACACCTGTGACTGTCATTAGTTACCTCCTAGTTGTAGATCGTTGATTGTTAGAACTTTCCCATCCACCAAATAAGTGAAGGTCAAATCCATTGTCAGAGATCCTTGCTTGACTTCTCTGATCTTTACCTCATCACATCTTAGCCGAGGTTCCCAAGTAGCCAACGCTTCCACAGTTTCAGCTCTTATGCTTCCCAGTGTTGATTGATTTATTGGGTTGTCTATGAGATTGAAAAGATTGCTTCCATAATCTCTTCTCATTACTCTTGTCCCTTTTCGAGTTGTGAGAATGTCCCTGACTGACTGCTCAACATGGTCCAACCCTGAAACAGATTTTCCTGTTGTTTGATTAAATCCTTTCATGGCCCCTCTCTCCTTTCTTCATGTTACTGACAAGTTAAGTTGTAGTTGGATAATTGATTTTTATGTTGGACTCGCCCTGAGCTGGAGAGTAATCAATTTGTTCTTGTGTCCGAGTGTCACCCTGATTTGTATTAATAGCTGAACCTGTGGAATGATCACCTCTGTTGAGCTGAGCTGCCACATTCAGCAAAGATTCAATGTTTGTTTCTCCATTGTTAACCACTGAGGAAATAAGAGTTCCAACTTGTGTATCTCCTTGAAGAAGTAATTCCCAAGATGCTGCAAAATTTTCAGAGGATAATTTGTCAATTAATTCATTATCTGTGAGACTTACCAAGTTTGATCTCAATCCACTAAGAAGCTGGGTTGGAGTGTAATCGGAAAGATTTTCTGTACTTTGAACGCTTGAAATCAAATTTTCAAAAGCAGTAGCTTTTTGGGTTAGATCAGAAGGCAAAAATCCTGAAGTTGTAGCAACGTCCAAAACATCATTTAAGGTCAAGTCACCATTTGTGAGAGCTGTTTCAATAAAATCAAAACCGTTTTGCAATCCGCTGGGAATATTTACTCCAGCAAGATTTGCCACATCTGTTGCAAAAGTTAAAAAATTACTCGTATTAAATCCATCTTGAGGATCTTCTATAAATCCCATAACTGAGGAAAGAGGTCCAAGGTATTTGTCCAATCCAGTTGAACTGATAGCTGCTCCAAGCACATCATTTGGAATGAAATTCATTAAAGAAGAAGCTTCTCCCAAAAAACTTGAAAGAGAACTCAAAGAACCGCCAGCAGAAGTCACATTAGTCATGAAGCTTCCAACACTGCCAAAATTGCTGACAGCAGATGAAACACTAGGGATAGAAGCAACAGATCCAATGACACTTGCAGCAATGCCAAAAACGCCGCCGCCGTTGTTTAGATGAATAGGATCTCCGAGAAGTTCTAAAGCTCTATTCCCAGAAAGATCTTCACTCATTCCTATTATTTGGTCCGAGCAAAGAAGCTTTCCTTTCACGTGCATTGCGTCACAATCCACCTGAACAAAGGGACTCTTTAAAATTATTTGGCCCCCTGCATAAACCTTGCAACTTCCTGGAGTTTCGAGCCTTACAAGATTTTTAGACAGATCGAACTCAATTAAGGTTCCATCTGCAAAGATTTTTCTCCATACATCATCTCTGGTCTCTCCTATCGGGCCGAATTCATAACCATCCGCCACGCCGTCAAAAGGCTTATCTTCTGGGAGCATGAAATTGGCAGAGGGCAAAACATGCCCTGTCTCCAGTTCGCCACCAGGACAAAAGACTGGAACCACATCTCCCACCTTTGGAGGATCCCATGAAGAAACTCCACCTCTAAAAATACTAGAGCTAGGTTGAACCAAAGGAAGCCACGCGGATTGAAAGTTTCCTTTCAAATCCTGCTCATCACCAAAAACAACTCTGACACGAACTTTTTCCAGATCAACTTCCGTGATCTTTGCCATTCTTATCAGGTTTTGAATATGTCTTCCGTGTTCAGTTGCTTCAAAAGCTCCAACTCCACCTGTGGAGCGATTATCCCTCTGTACTTGAAAGGCCACGTTTCGCCAGCTCAAAGAAGTGTCTACAGACTAAAGGAATATCTTGAGGAGTCTCCACTTTTGTTTCTCCAGTTGCGTAGAATTTAGCAGCCAAATGAAGCACTCCCTGAGCGTAGAGATGGCCGTAATTGGTTGAAGATACTTTTGATCCTATAAAGGTATCAGCTTCCTTCAAAGCCGCTGCAACATAATTTGCACAAGCGTTCTGATCAACTTTCTTTAAATCTAGAAATCTGGCTAAGTCAGCCGCTTGAATTTGATAAGACTTTTCAACCGCTGTCTTCTTAGCAGTGGCTTTCTTTGTGGTTTTCTTTTTAGCAGTTGTCATGGGTTGATAGTGTCCTCTTCATAGCTTACAGAATCTTCAGGAACATGGCTCCTGAGTGTGATTGTTGAAATACTTGGAGCAGGGCAATTGTCAGGATAATTTCTATCCCATAACCCTAGATCTACTCCGAGCTTATACGTTTGATATCTTATTTCATAAGTGACCCGAATTGAGCCAATTGGGACTTCTCCATCTCTTTCAATATCTATTTCAGTCCCAGCCATTAAAAGATGGCTTGACTCAGCATCCGTAATTCTGAGACCGTCCATTGCTCCTTCTATTCCAAGGGCTAACTCGTCCAGTGTGTCTTCAACATCATCCAAGGCTTCTGCAACTCCCTCAACTTCAACTTTTAAAGTTCTAAGATAACCGCCTTCAAACTCACTTTTGTCGATTGGGGTTGCTTCTTCTTCTGTTGCCGAAACAATTATTAATGGCATTTCTTCAGGATAAATCTGAGCACTTGAACGAGTGCTATAGACGCGGCCTTCTGCTGGGGTCCAGTAGTTGCCGTTAGCCGTTACCGCTGCAATTCTTTCCGCAATCCCTTCTCTGATAATTCTTCGAGGGTGCATTTTTTAAGTCCTTGCTGATGTCCTTTGAAGGAGGAGTGTCATTCCTGTGTGTCCATCTTCTTGAATGTCTCTCACTCTGTAAGAAACGCCCCTGACTGAAACTGTGTCTCCTCGTCTGGGTTCAATTGACAGGTCTGAAAGATTAACCCCCAAGACAGGCTGCTGTGAGTTCACTGGCATTCCTGTTTGAGGGTCAATAACTTTAAAAGATTCCTGAAAAACTCCCTTGATTTCATAAGTCGTATCTGAGCGGGTCAAAGTGATAGGTTCCCCCATCACTCTGATTCCAGCTTTTAACGCCCTATTAGCAAGGTCGTTTATCATCAGGCTACTTTGTGGCCGTGGATCAAAAGATCAACTGTATCGCCAGAAACTGAAACAACATATCCTACAGCAGGATTTGAAGTTGTTGCGTCTAGCTTCTTAGTTGAAGCATCGTAATAAGCGATGTCTCCCTGTGCTAAAGAAGCAGCAGTCTCCTTTGTGAACTCAAATACACCTGTCATAGAAACTGCGCCAACTTCGCCTGAAGCGATATCAGTCACAGCTACTCCAACAAATTGGCCTTCTACAACCAAATCGCCTGAGCTGTAAGCCGCAGAAGCGATGAGGTCTAGACTCTTACCGTTTTGAACAGAATTTTTCATTTAATTAAGCTCCTGTGCTCTTGTAGAAACCACGATGATTTAGAAGCGTAGTTCCGAAATCAAGACGAGCGTAAATTGTAACGCCATCAGGGTCACGATCATTAACTGTCTCAACTTGTGGGCCAGCTTCTCCAGCTAAATATCCATGAGCAATCATGTCTATTTGAGCAGGGTTTGCCGCTACATAATAAACCGCTTCTGAAGCATCATCTAAACGAGGTTCAACAATTAAGCTGAGAGATCCAGTAAAGATGTTTACATCGCCAGTAGTTGCTGGCTGAATAGGTGATAAGAATTGCTGAGCTGCTGTTTCTAAAGCAGTTGGAACAATTAAGTAGTTAGGACGAACATTGATTCTGTTTCCAGCAATGTCCTTCTGATTTCTTAACTTCTTACGCGCTGAACTAATAGCAGCAACGCCAATTGCACCTGTTCCGCTGTTTACGTGATCAGCATGGAAAAGAGCTTTGTTGTCATAAGGAGTCTTTGCGTTCCCTGTGAGCAATGCCCAAACTTGATTGCTTTCAAAAAGGCTCATACCTCTTCCGATCATGGAAGGAATACGGCTCAAAGCATCAAGATCATCATTGATGATTAACTGTCTTGAAACAGAAATTTTCTTTCCGTATGTGGAAATTTTCCAGCTTCCAGACTGCTCCTGAACAGTAGCGGACTTGTATTCGCCACCTTCTAGAAGAGGTTCTGGAACGATCTGACCAGCAATCTCAAGTTCTGTGACTGCTTTAAAATCAGGAAGATTTCTTTGTCTTGAAAGAGTTCTCCAAGTCTGTTGCTCTTCTTCATAAGCAGCAAGAAGAGACTTCTGAGCTGTGTTTGAAAGAAGTAGTGGGAAATCACTTGTAGAGTGCATTGCTCTTGAAGCAATCTCACTTCTACTCATTCCTGTGATGTTGTGTCCGCTCCTAGTACAAGACTCCTTAGCCATGTCTAGCAAAGAGCTAGAAACATATTGCTTGGATCTTTCGTCCCAGTTAGCAAGACCAACTCTGGCTTCAAGAGCTGCTTCCATATTGCGGATGCTCTTGTCACCTTCATCGGAAGTGACTTTGATTTGTGTCTTTGTGGGAACTTCAGACTGCTTAGATGCAAGAGTATCGAGAACGATTTTCCTTGCTTCATTAACAGTTGTGCCATCTTCTTCCAACTTAGTTGCTACGGAAGCATCTAAGTTTGCAGCGCGAACTGTGCGGCGAATTTCCGCTGTCCTTTTAC